GAAAACAAACAGACCAAAACTAGCACAGATTAACACAATCTGCCCTAGCACATAGGCTTGCAGTCTGCCCTCTTCGAACCTAACACGTTCAAAGAGCACAATCTACAACCCTATAATGGCCTTGCACACAATTACTCCAGCTGAAGGTGTTCTCGCTCAATTCTCCTCTGAGGAGGCTAGCCGAATTGGAGCTTCTGCAATCTCCAATTTCTCTAAACTTGAGTCAGAATACCACTCCCTCTTCCATTTCCATCTCCCTGCTTATGCAAAAAGTAAGCTCTCCAACAGGGGTTTCTACCTTTCTCCTTTCTCTTATGAGACTCATAGTCACCCTGTCAGTAAAACTATTGAGTCCCATTTAATTAATGTAAAGTTACCAAATTACATAACTGAGGATTTTCTTATAGTAGGAATTAAGGAAAATAAATTGAGTGTACTTAGGAAAGACAAAAAAATGAGGTTCCTTGAAGCCCTCAATCGCTGCGTGACGTCTCACGATATTCAAAGGTATGGGCCAAGCTTCCACTTTGAAAAAGCGAGGTCCAACTGGAGAAGTGACTTTTCTGGAGTTAATCTATCCGCCGGTGTGCAAAGTTTATTACCAAGGATTCTGTTTGATAAAGGCAAGATGTTTGACTCCCAGATCTTTCTGTATGATGAGCTCCACTATTGGAGCATGAAGGACATAGTGGATTTCTTGGAAATTTCTAAGGCCAAGACCATTATCGGATCTTTTGTTTTTCCTTCTGAAATACTGGCTGGTGCTCGAACCAGTTTGAATCCCTGGGCTTATGAATTCAAAATTAAAGGGGATAAGCTGATATATGCCCCAGATGGGGTCTGGTCTGAATCCTATGAGCAACCCTTGTCAGCTGGGCAGTTACTGAAGTTTAACAAGATAATGACTAGGAATGGCAGCTATTCTGTTCAAGTGAGAGATTCCATCTATAGCCATTGCCTAGTTATCATAAATAGGGATGAACTGCTTTGCGAGGAGTTTAGGGTTTTTAGTGATTTTGATGCAATCTCTATTCGCAAAATTGGCTACCTTGGGGGTAATGCTGATGATATCATTCCTGTGAGGCATGAGGTTGTTCTATCAATATTCAAGTACATTAGGACCTTAAAGAAACCTGACCTTCAGTCAGGAATGGCAAAGCATAGACAGCTGGTTGATAACCCCACTGGTTTTGAAATCAGATTCATAGAGGACTTTGTGCAGTTTATACTAGAGCACCATGAAAAGTTCAATCTCATTGAGCAAAAATTTTCCAACTTTTTTAGCTCTGCTTGCATTAATCTATTGCCAAGGTACATGCAAAGGTTTTTCAACAGCTTCAAGGGTTATAGTCTTGGCAAATTCATTGAAGAGATAGAGCCATTCTCATTCACTCTGAGGTGCAGCACTTACTCACGATTTGGCTTCAAAACTAGCTTTATCGAGGAAGAAGAAGCGGCCGTTGCCGATAAAGATCCACTGTGTCTGACCCTCAAGTTAGCCAACAATAAACCATCTTGCTTTGAGAGCTACCCAGATCTGATTTTCAACGCACACACATTGGTTTTTGCTAGCTCACATCCAAGCATTACCCTAATGCTCGTGAAATCCTTTATCAACATGTGGGTTGGTAAAACTAATGACCGCTATTACCAATCTCTTGTGGCTCTGAGGCAGGCACTAAATCAGAAAGGGGCAAAACTGTTCATGCTCCACAATGAGAGTTACAATTCACTTGTGATTCTCGCTAATCTCATGGATTCACACCTGTTCAAAAATCTTTTGCGGAATGAGATCAGAAAGAGATTAAGGTTGAGGAATAGCGTGAGAGGGCTTTTGAGAAATGATCTTCCACCAAGCTGCCCCGATGCAAAAAGGGAAGTTAGGTTCATCTCCTGTTACAAGTCCCTATTGGCTGACTTCAAAAAAATGAGTGAAGAGTGCTCTCCAATACTTACTCTGATTGCTACAGGTGGCCCATTCGAGCAACTCAATGCCATGAAGAAAGATTTTGTCTTGATTAATCAACCGTCAGTTGGGAAATTTGAAAAGGTGAAGAAGTGCATTTCCAAATCAACTGATGCAAGTCCCGATGGTGGTAAAGAACATAAGTTAGAACCCCAGCATAGTGAGGGAGTGAATGCAAAGACAGATGAAGTAATCCCAAAGAGGGTTGATCAACCTGAACCAAAAACTGAAGAGGGCAAAACAGGAAGCAGTGATCAATTCATTTCAAGCATCATAAAGGTTGGACCCTTCAAAGAACCTTCAACCATCTCTTTTGTTGAGGGCCTTGATTTCTCAAAGGGGCACAATCACAAAGGAAGAAAGTCACTTTTTTTTTCAGAAGGTGGATTTTCATATGGATTTGGCAGTATTGTGTACCCATCACAGGGTTGGCCTAATGCTTTCAAAGAATTGTATGGGGACAGATTCAACTCCTGCCTTGTGCAGAAATATAATGCTGATGCAACTCTTGGATTCCATGCCGATGATGAACAGTGCTATGATCAGGATCATGAGGTTTTAACCATCAACCTTTTTGGGTCAGCCACCATATGCTTCACGAAGGGAGATTTTTCTGCTCTGAACACAAGCAACCCAAAATTATACTTGGAAGTGGGGTTAGATCACTGTGATTGGCTCCTTATGCCTAGAGGTTTCCAAAGGAATTATAAGCACAGCATCAAGGGCACCTCTGAAGGCAGGATTTCTCTCACCTTCAGAAAACAGCGCCGAACATTGGAAGGGTCCTTGATTCAGAGCAGAGCTGAGAGTGGTGATTCCAATTCAGATGATGGTGAAGGCGGGTTCTATTTTGAGGAAATTAATAAATGCTCGATCACATCTGCTCCTGATTCTGTCAAGTGTAGTTTGTCTGTATTTCCAGTGAAAGCCGATGGGGATTGTTTCTGGCATGCTGTTTCCTCCATTTTTGGGCTTGAGGCTAAAGAATTGAAACAACTTGTTCATGACAGGGCCATTGCTGAAGGTTGCATAGATAAGTGCCACATGAAAGATTTCCTACATGAGATGGAACCAAAGGTTTACGCCAGCAATGCTTCGTTGGCAGCCACATGCTACCTCATGAATCTGAAGTTGATCATTAAGCTCACTGGACTTGAGGACGATAGTTGGGTCGTCGTGGAACCCCTGGCTTTATCTAATGAGAGGGCTTCTATTGGTTATTTGGTGTTGAACCAAAAGTGTCACCACTTTGACTTGGCTGTGCCAAAAGAGGGTTGTGTTGTTAGAGCAGTGAGTGAGTTTTTAAAGCAGAACCCAACCAAAATCCTAAGTGTCCTTAGTGCTAACTGCTCCAAGGATTTGTTGCATGAGCTGATGAGCGGGTTAGGTATACAAGAGTTTCATCTTGAGGAAATTTTTTCAATTTTTGACATTTGCGCTGAAGTTAGTGATGGGGCAAGCTCAAGGGTGTTGAATAAGAAGGGATCTAGGTCAGCAAAATTCATTGTGGATAAGGATCACTTTTCTTTTTGTCCTGGTACGAAAGCATCCACCAATTTGGGAGTTTTCAAGGCTCCAAGCGGTTGCCCTATGATTGCCATTGAAAAGTATGATGAGTTCTTGAGATCCAGTGCCAACGTTGTACCCTTTACCCCTTCTCTCCCCCTGGCAAAGAAACTTGCAGACTCCTTTCTCAGTGGGCAAACTGGTGTCATCAATTCTAAAATAGTTGCGGGCCAATACGACTGGTTGGCTAATACTAACAAACTTTGCTTCGAAGAGAGAAGAGTTGGTGCCATTGTGGGCACATTTGGTTCCGGCAAGAGTCACAATGTTATTGAGTTAATAAGGCACAATCTGGGGTATCAAAATCTGATCATTTCGCCAAGGAGGAACTTGAAGGATCAATTCATAAACATGCTTGATTTGGTGAACGCTAGAAGTAAAGGAAAGAAGACCTCCACGGATGTTGTAACATTTGAAGTGGCTCTCAAAAAGAATGGTCTCCTCAAGAAAGCCAGAATTTTCATTGATGAAGCTCAGTTATTGCCTCCTGGCTACCTTGACTTGATTTGCCTTATCGCAGGAAGTGATTCGTCCATACTTGTTATGGGTGATCCAGCACAGAGTAGTTATGACTCAGCTGAGGACAGAATGATGTTTGCTGGAGATAAGGGATGCTTGGATAGATTGCTTGAGGGGAAGAAATATGTTTACCTTAGTGAGTCAAAGCGTTTCAGGAACCCGATGTTTGTTGGGAGGTTGCCATGCACTTTTGATTCTAGCAGGTTGACTCTTGAGAAGGAGGAGTATGCAGTTTTTGACTCATTCAAGGCTTTCAAGGCTGACTATTTGTCCCCAAAGATTAAGACTTTTCTAGTGAGTTCATTCACAGAGAAAACAGTGGTTAAGGCCAACATGGGGCGAAATGTTTCAATCTTTACTTTTGGGGAAAGCACTGGTATGAATTTCGATTACGTTTGCGTTCTTCTCACTCAGGATAGCATGTTAGTTGATGAGCGAAGATGGGTTGTTGCACTTTCAAGAGCAAAAATTAATATCTCTTTCATAAATCTGTCTGGCTTAACTCTTCCCGAGTTCTGCACCCAAATGATGGGTGGGGTTGTGCATAAGTTCTTTACCTCCACTGCAACTTTCAATGATTTAAGAGAACTCCTTCCTGGTGATCCAATTTTTTCAAAAAGGTTCCAGAGACTTGGCAAGGATGAAGTTGATAGAGAGGCAAGGTTGTTGGGTGATCCCTGGTTGAAAGCTAAAGTGTTCCTTGGGCAGAGAGAAGAAAAGATTGAAAGTATCCATGTCAATGATGAGGGTCTAAAGGACATCAAGGTAAAAGTTCATTGTCCAATAGGATCAATTGGTTCAACTTTAGCCGATATTCAAGCTGGAGTGAGGGTGAAAGAAGCAAGGGAATTCAGGATTGACAATTTGGTCACTGAGCAGTTTTCAGAAGTTCACAAAGGCAAAGGCAAAGTTCTAACTGCCGCACCTGATAACTTTGAAGCAATTTACCCAAGGCACAAAGCTGGTGATACTGCAACATTTGTTATGGCTGCACGCAAGAGGTTAAAATTTTCATTCCCAGCAAGGGAAAGGCAAAAGTACATGGCCGCAATACCTTATGGAGTAAGCATGTTGCAGGTGTTCCTCAAAAGAATCAAGCTCCAATCAAATTTTGATCATAGATTGTTTGAAGAAGCAAGAGCTGATTTTGAAGAAAAGAAGCTTCAGAAATCAATGGCAACGCTGGAGAATCATAGTGGCAGGTCAGATCCTGACTGGAGTGTTGAGAAAGCGTTAATTTTCATGAAGAGTCAGTTGTGCACGAAGTTTGATAATAGATTTAGGAACGCAAAAGCTGGTCAAACTTTAGCTTGCTTCCATCATGATGTGCTCTGTCGCCTTGCTCCGTACATTCGGTACATTGAGAAGAAAGTGTTCAAGGCTCTGCCTAGCAACCTTTATATCCACTCTGCACGCAATTTTGATGACCTTAGGGATTGGGTTATAAAGAATAACTTCACTGGGGTTTGTACTGAGTCTGATTATGAGGCTTTTGATTCTTCTCAAGATGTAAACATTTTGGCATTTGAGGTAAGCCTGATGGAGTATTTGAGACTGCCCAGGGATTTGATTGAAGATTACAAGTACTTGAAATTCCACACTCACTCAAAGCTTGGCCAATTTGCTGTTATGAGATTCACCGGAGAGGCAGGAACCTTCCTGTTCAATACTTTGGCAAACATGGTCTTTACATTCATGAGGTATGAAATCAATGGAAGAGAGGCCATATGCTTTGCTGGGGATGACATGTGCGCTAACAAGCTCTTGAGAAAGAAAAGTGAGTTTGAACATATATTGGACAGAATGACATTGAAGGCCAAGGTTCAGCACACTACCGAACCCACTTTCTGTGGATGGCGCCTGGGGAATTTTGGCATCGTAAAAAGGCCTCAACTTGTGCAAGAGAGGATACTCATTGCTTTGGAGAAAGGAAATTTTCATGAATGCATTGATAATTACGCAATCGAGGTTTCCTATGCCTATAATTTAGGTGAGAGGCTGATCTCCATAATGTCTGAAAAAGAATTGGATGCGCATTACTTTTGTGTGAGAACATTCCTGCAAAACAAAAAGCTCTTCAGTTCTAACGCCCTTGAATTTTTCTCTGAGAGTGAAGGTTGCTTGAGCCCCGAGAGAAACTTTGGTTGATGGAAATTGCTCACGGCTACTTGCTTGATGCTAACTTTGAGCGCACTGAATTTTCACTTAGTTTTCCTATTGTTGTGCATGGTGTGCCTGGTTGCGGGAAATCAACTTTTGTTAAGCGTTTACTGGATTGTGAGGACTTTCACGCTCAGTCTTACGGTGTTGTTAAGCCCACAAATTTGGCTGGGCGTGGTGTTGAAAAAGCTCTACAGCCTCTACAATCCGGATTCAACGTTCTTGACGAGTATCTGTCTGGACCTTCTTACGAGGGTTTTGATTTGTTGCTTTCCGATCCTTATCAGAATTTCCGCAAACCACTTACTGCTCATTTCATCAATAGTTCTACTTATAGGTTTGGTCATTCGGTTTGTAAATACCTTAACTTATTAGGTTTTGAGATCAACTCTAAGAGAGAGAAGGATACAGAGCTCATCTTTGGCAGGATTTTTGAAGGTACAATCAAGGGGGAAATCATTTGCTTTGAAAAAGAGGTTCAAGAGCTTCTAGATAATCATTCTGCTAAGTACCATCACCCCTGCAATTTGAGAGGAGCTGAGTTTGAGCACGTCACTTTTATCTCAGCCCACTCTGATTTGCAAGAAATTGTTGGGCCTGATCTTTATGTGGCACTCACGCGTGCATCTGAAAGCTTGACAATCTTGACCCCATAAATGAGCCTAAAACCACCAACTGACTGGTCCAAACCAATTCTATTTGCTTCAGTTGGGGTTGCAGCTTCCTTGGTCTGCTTTGTGTTCAAGGCTGATTATCTACCGAGAGTGGGGGATAACATTCATTCACTTCCTCATGGCGGATCCTATCGAGATGGTACCAAATCCATCAACTACAATGGCCTGAAGTGTATTGAAAATTCTAGCGTTGATCCCTTCCATCATTCAGGGAAGTTCTTAGCCTTCTGCTCTGTGATTGTTCTTAGTGTGCTAATCTATGTCTGTAGTAAATATAGTAATAGGTCTAACCGCATTCATCATTTCTGCGTGCATCATCACAATCATCAGTAGGGATAGCAGTAGTGTGTGTACCATAGTTGTAACTGGTGAGAGGGCTGTTGTGTCAGGCTGTGAAATAACTCAGGAGTTGAGCAACTTGCTCTCCCATTTGAAGCCTCATACACATAGCTTAGGTTTTTAATCACCAAACTCTTGAAATTGTGGTGATAGTGTTAGAGAGGAGTTGCAATGGAGGAAGAGATTGAGTACGAGAAGAATGATGATGGAACCTTCAAGTTGGACGCTGCAGGGAAAAAGATCCCAAAGAAAAAGACGACCGGGCCGGACCCTGTCATTCCTGGAACAGGAGGCCAGCAATCCAAAAGATCGGACCTTGAGATCCTCCGGGCAAGAAGAAGAAGAGTTGCCTTTGACCCCAAAAATCCCACCTCTAGTCCTGGCAGAGACTTCATCAGCAGTATTCAAGATTCGGACCCAACTACGCTTAACATTGCCTCTGACGACTCCGTCAAGGCAATTGCGGCTGATTGGGTCGAGCATCTTAAGATTCCAGCGACAGAAGTATTTAATTGCATCTTTGATATTGTCTGGTACTGTTATCATAACAGCTCCAGTGACAAAACAAAGTTTGTTGGTAGAGCAAAGTGTGGAGCTGAACTTGAAAGTCTTGCTAGTACTGTTAGGAGCTACTGCTCTCTACGCAGTTTCTGCTCGAAATATGCTCCAATAGTTTGGAATCATGGGATCAGCAAGGATATACCTCCAGCCAACTGGCAAAGGAGGAAGGTCATAGAAAGCGCCAAATTTGCATCATTTGACTTCTTTGAGGCAGTAACTAGTGCTGCTGCACTTCAGCCAATTGATGGGCTTGTGAGGTACCCAACTGATAAGGAGATGACTGCCGGAGCATCCCTTAAAGAAATCAGTCTAATAAGAGACGAAATCCGGAGAGGAACCAGTGCCACATTGATGACTGAGGTTACTGGAGGCAGGACTGGCCAAGTTCAACCAATCAAGAAAATTGGTTCGGATGAATGATAAACCCCTGCAAACCCAACTTAACCGTTGGCCCGTTTTAGTGATACGGGGCGAAGCTCAAATCACTTACCTATCTTTACAGTTTTATTAATTTTTCTGTATTTCCAAGTTTTAAATAAACTTAAAGAGCTCCTTGATTTAATTAGGAGCTGGCTGTAGGGTTTTAATATATTTTCCTTTAGTTTGCTATGC